TGCCCTTCCTCGAAAATGCACTGATAAGGTGTATTATCGGGAATGGCAGCTCGTTCCGCGTGGGCGCGCCAATAGAGGTGGTAACGATAAGAATCATCTCTGATCCTCAAGCGCACCTTCTCTGTGGCCCCAACACATATGGACCGCACCTCGTCGCGTTGATACAATAAATGCGACTCGGCTCGTAGACGTGTAGTCAAGCGCTCCTTGCTTTTAATACAGGCTAGAATAGCCATCAAGGGGTTATGTTCCCTCAACGCTACCCAAGCAACTGATTTATAGAGCTTAGAACGTCTAACCACAGCCGAATTTTTGGCCACCTGCTTCTGCAGGCGCGTCTCGTCAACAAGCGCACTATCGTATTCGCGCTTAACGAGATGGCCGTTACGCGGTTCATCGTGAAATATCGACATGGAGTCATCTTCATTGTTCGAAAACAAGATCGGATTCGTCCCCTTGGTGATCCTAACTCCCTCAATAGGGTAGTATAGGGCAACATGTATCAGACAACGCCTCAAGTGCGTGTATCCAAATACGCGTGCCAAGTTGATTTGATCAATCAATCCTGCCAAGGTGTCGACATTTAACCTCTGGGTTACCTTACGAAGTTTAAGGCGATACGGTGAGACATCGTGACCGTCGAAGTACTCTCCTCCGCATGATTCGCGGAAAGAAGAGTCCCCAACGAACGATTTCTCAACGTTTACCTGAAAACCTAGTTCGGCTAGCGCATGGATTACCTCCTCTGTTAGACGATGATCGGTAATAATGTCATCGCCATATACAGCGAAGGGCGCGTAATCCCCTCTGCTCGCGTCAGGTCGTTTCGGAACGGCATATTTTATTAGCCGACCGACGTCCCTGCCTGCAAGCGCCGTAGGATCACGCCAATCCAAGCCGTAGGTCTTGCACACTGATATATAAATCACCACGGAGGAAAACAGGATTGATTGGATCGGGAAACATACCGCCGATCCCATTGGTGCGAATTTCTTCACATCAATTGTTAATCCTTCTCCAATGGCAACTGTGTGCGTCCGTGTAGCGTATAGGTGTTTTAACACTTTAGCTGGAAAGACCTTTTTGACGAGGTCCCAAGCCACGCTATCTGATGCCGACGATAAATCAATTGTGTCACACTGTCCGGTCAAACTACCGTACCGTGCAGCATGTTGATTAACCGTCTGATCATGCAGTACTACGTGCCGATCAAGCACACTGGCATTGATCATCTGTACGAGCCGTAATAAAACGGCCTGCTGTGCCCACATATAAGGTATTGGTTCCATACAAATGGAACGAGATGTCTTATATGTTTTCGGCACAAAATACAGACGGCTTACGGAAGAACCTATCCCATCATAGCTAGTAGCGGCACCGTTGGGTGTGCAATCGTACGGGGTATTGGCTGAGTCAAACATGTTATCCGGCCTAAGATATGTATAACGTATCTTATTGGGCAGGTAAAACAAGTCATTCTTAGCTCTAACCCCAAGCACACCTTTCTGCGCCACCGCTCCGTTACCATGCTTGGGAAGCATGGTATCGAAATCCCAGGGCTCGCAAACTTTGTGAACTATGGCCTTTAAGCCATTAGTCCACTCAGGTATGGTGAGCTCTTCAAGCTTTTTCTCGACTTCATACCATCCGCGTAAGGCGGTGATATGTAACCGAGAGTCTTCGTAACTGATCTTCTTCCCAAGTTCGAGGAACGAGAGAAGGTAACGAAGAAGCTTGTGATCATGAGTGTGATAAAAAGCGT